AGGTCAATCTTTGTTGCGCTCTTGAATGCGTTAATGAGGAGGTCTTTTGACTTCTGGATTACGCTGGCGCGCTTTTCTGCCGCTTCTAATTCAAGGTCGGCTGCTTTATCAGCGTAGTCTTTCTGAATAGCGAGCGCTTTGTCCGCGTAAGTTTTGTTGATTTTTGAAACTTTTTCGCCGAACTCTTTTTCCATTTCAACGCTCTTTGTTTGAGCCTCAGAAATGACTTTGTTCATTTTTGCGTAAGATTCTTTAACGTCGCCGTTTAATTTCGTCAGCGCTTTTTTCTTTTCGGCTGCACTTTTCTTAGCTGCTGCAATCTGCTCAGGAGTAAGCCCCAAAGTTGGAGCAACTGCGCCGGGAGCAACTTCAGCTTCAGTCTTGCTTCCACCAAAGCCCGGAATCTTGATTTTTTTGTTGGCAAGTCCGTCGAGGTTATCCTTAAATCCTTCAACTTTACCCGCAGCCATTTCTGCAAAGTCGCCGACTTTTTCAATGCCGTTGTTGATAAAGTCCAGCCCTTGTTTTGCATACTTTCCAACGCCGGGAAGTTTAGACATTATAGTAAGCCACATTTTCAATGGCCCAGTAACGACTTTGAGAATTATCTCAATCATTTGACCCCACGCGCGGATCATAAAAGCAACGTAAGTGAGAACGCCCTTTGCAATAGTAACAATTACTTTTCGGAAAGTTTCAGAATGGTTCCAAGCGATAACAAATCCAGCTGCTAGAAGAGCAATCGCTGCGACAATCAAGCCAATAGGATTTGCGTACATTGCTGCGTTAAGTTTGAGCATAGAAGCAGCAAGACCATTTGTGGAAGCAATAGAAGCCAGTTGCCCACCATTCATAAGCACTTGTGCTACTGCGAAGACAGATTGAGCAGTTGCTACAACTGCCATTACTGCGCGATAGGCATACAAGCCAACAACTGCCGTGGCTATGACCGCAGCAAAAGCGGTTACTGCCTCTTTGTTTTTGGTGAGCCACTTAAAGACTGGAGATAGATACTTGTTCCAAAAATCTCCCAAAGCCTTTCCTATTGTTAGAAGGATTGGCTGAAGTTTTGTAATCAAATCACGCCCAAAGTCCGAAACTTTATCTTTGGCGCGAGCAATCGCTCCTGCAAAGGTATCTCCAGCTGCCGCTGCTGCTCCACCGAACTCTGTATTCATTTCCGCGAGGATAACTTTTTGAGCGCCCATTACGTCGCCAGATTCGACAAGAGCCTTGATCTGGTCTTTCTGGGCTTGTGTGAAGACAACGCCTACGCGCGTGAGGGCAGTAATGCCTTGAATTGGATTGTTGAGCGCCTTGCCAAGCTGAACTGTCGCTCCTTGTAAATCTCCTCCCATTTTGACGGAGAGATCCAAAGCAGAGAGGGAGGCTTGATTGAAAATGTCGTTGCCTTCTCCGACGACATTGCGAATGTTTGTAAAAGTTTGCATTACTGCCTCGGACTGCATAATCAAGTTCTCATCTACGCCAGAAAGTTCTTCGAGGGCGCTCGCGTGTGCCTTTAAGCCTTCAACGCTAAGTCCAGCGACATTTCCTGTGGATTCGATACCTGCTTTGAGCTGAGCAGTTGCTTTTTCGTATTGTTGAGCGTCTGCGATAGCGCCTTGGAGTCCAGATTTTAAGAGATTCAATCCCTGAGTCATTACATTTCCAGCAAAGACACCAACGGCTGCTGCCTTGAACTTGGACATAAAGTTTGTCTGTTTGGAAACTGTTTCGCCAAAGTCAGAGAACTTTTTGTTCAACTGCTCCATTTGATTTTTTATGTTTGCAGTTTCCAGTTGTAATTCGACTAGAACTGGAGGGATTGTGCTTGCCATTACAACCCCTTCATTAAACGCGCAAAATTAACTGTAAAAATGCGGTTAAGATTTCCACTTTTTACCATGTATCCAACCGCAGTGCTGAGGAAAGGATACCGCACACCAGACTTCCAGCGTGGGCTACCTAATTCAACCGCGCGTGCGTATTCAACACTTGGGCCAACAGTTGCAACATAAGATCCAAAGCCGTATCTAACTTCTGTCGAGATTGAGCGTTGCAAAGTTCCCGTAACTTTGTTAGGGCCTGGCCCTGTTCCGGGAGTATGTCCTTGACCTCTTGGGTGCGTTCCAGTATTAGCGTTGAGTTTTGCTTGGCGCTCTAAACCGAGAGCCGCTTGCGTCAAAGCTAATTGCCCAGCCTTTTCTACTGCTTGCTCAAAGGCAGTCAGACCAGCGAGGACTTGCGAAAGATTTTTTACTACAATCGCAGCCATTACGCACCAGCCTGTTCTGCCTTCTCCGCTTTAACCTCTTCTACTGCTCCTGCTATTGCCAACAACCAATCCGCTTGTATTGCGGAAAGATTATCTACTTGCTCTGGAGTCCAGCCGAAGCGATCTGCAAACTGAAAGTAATACCAAACCTCGTCGGGATACTCAAAGTCTGAAAGTCGCTCACCGCCTTTGAGCCACCACTTTAATCGTTCGAGCTGGCGGTATCCGCTTTTGGGTTCTTCTCGTTTTCGACTGACTTGCCGATACTAGGAAAGAGCTTTGATTGCGCGTCCTGCGTTGCTTCAACGAGAGCGTCGTAGTCTGGGATTTCTAGTTCGTCAAGAGATTCAAGTTTGATTGAAGGAGGCACAAGGTCAAATGACCAAGACTCCACAAGCATTGCGATAAGCGCGTCGCCTAGAACGAGAGCCTTAGAAAGCTCGCCCTCTGTGCTATCGCTTGCCTTGATCACATTTTTACGGTCTTTGACGCGCAAAAGTGAAGGGTCTTTGAGAACTACTGTGGCTCCTGAAGGGAGTTTTACTTCTTTAGACATTGTGTGCCTTTCCTGTTGGGTTGCCTTCCCGTTATCTTAACAAATCGAGGGCAAGTGGGTAGGGAAACCGGGAAGGCGTTCGATCTCTACCTACCCACCTGCTTGAAGATTACTGGTATGTGCCAGAAGCCTTTGCGTTCTTTAGAACCCACTTGATTGGTGAGTATCCTGCGGTTGCACCTGCGTCTGTTGTGTTTGCTTGACCGTTAATGTCCACAGAAATCTTGACAAAATCTTCGCCACGATCACTTGCTGCTGCGACATACGCACCCTTTGTGAGAGTTGCTTGGATTTGAACGGCAGTTGCACCTGCGCCGTATGCCCAGTTAAGGACAATCGCTGGCTGAGTATTTGTAAGGAAACGAGTAAGTTCTGTGTCGTTTTCCATAAGGAAATCGAGTTTACCTGTAACTTCAAGAGGGCCAACGAAGACGTTGTAAGGATTTTGAGTCTGGCTGATTCCGTAAATTGGAGTTACTGGGCGCTTCATAGCGATTTCACCGCTCATAGCGTTAGTGATAGAAGATCCACCAATGCTAACTGTTCCCTGCCATACAGGAGTAGGGAGAATTGTTGAGAAGCTTGGAGTTGGAGTTGCTGCAGTTGCTGAAGCCCAACCTGTTCCCTTTGCGTCGTATTCAAGCATTCCGTCAGAGTTAAACTTCAATGTAAAGTCGTGAATCTGAACGCCAGAGTATGAACGAACTGCTGCTGCGTAGAAATCTGTGAATGTAAATGAACCCGGCTGAGCGTCTGCTGCTGCAACTGCGCTATTTTCAAGCGACATTGTGTGAGTAAATGGAGCAGAAGCGCCAACTGTTGCTACGTCGCCAAGCAATCCAGCCAAAGGATAACCGACTGTATCTGCAAAGACAGATCCGCCGAAGTCAATCGTTGAGCGTGTGCGACCCGGAATGTAATTGTAGCTCTTGACGTTTGAGCCACGAATACCTTCGTCATAAAGTGGGTCAATAATGTCCACGGCTTTTAAACTTGAAGCCATTACTGGAATGTAATCGGTTGGGACTACTGCGGTTCCTTTTGTTACTTCTTTGGCTATGCCTAAGTAACTTCTGACGGAAGCTTGTACGGCCATTACTTCACCTCTTCTACGGTAGAGTCAGACGAGGCTGACGGTGCTGGGGTTTCTTTTACTGGTGTGATTTTAACAGAATCGTCAAAAGACTTTCCTGCTTCGAGAATAACGCCAAGCGTAGGATACTCGCGCGCGTCGCTTCCCTCGTTAGTGATTTTCATTCTTGCTCCTATGCTTGGATCATCTCTGTTACGTCGAATTGTATCTCAGCGAAGGTTTCCGTTGCAGGACTGCCCTCGACTGAAGCTGGCTCTCCGTATGTGCAGTTAATTTCTGGTTCGGCACCTTGCCAAACTAGAGTTCCCGTTGGGTCGCCGAAATTATGGTCGGCGCGTAATCTGTTTTTGATTGCGTCAATAAGTGTGTCGAACGCGGTCATTGCGTCGAGCGAATTGCGTTCAAGTGAGTGCTGATACACCTGAAGAATGATTGAGTAATCCACGCGCTTCCAGCCATTTGTTGCGCCTCCAATAGCCAAGCGCTTTTCGCGCTCGCTCTGAATGAAGATCACAACGGCAGAGCGAGAGAGTTGCCCCGGCTGAGAATTGACTTGAAAATCTATGCGCTTGGGAAAGCTTGTGAAGATTTGGTTCAGGTTTGTAATGTTTCCTGCGACTAGATAGTTGTAAAGCGTCGCTCGGACGCCTGTGCGCCCTGCCATTAGCGCATTCTCTTGTAGAGAGAGAGCATTTTCAGCGCCAGCTCAACCTCTGAGCCATAGAGCGCGCCTCCTGAAATGTTTCCCGTTGGCTGGGTTGTGATGTTCATAGTCAAGGAGCGATCTCCTCGAACCTTCAGAAAAGCCGTTGTAATGAGGATACAAGCCTCTTTGATTGCTTGGGGAAGATTGCCCAAGGCAACGCCAGAAGCGTGCGTATAAGCCAGCGGAGCCGTCAAGGGAACCGTTGTAGATCCATAGGTATAAGAGCTGGCAACGACAACCTTCTCGCTGCTGGCTCCGTCATAGATCCGGAGAGTCATTCCGGCGACAATTCCGTCGGCAGATTGGACAGTAAGCGAGCTGGCTGCTGCCGTTGCGCTCGCAATAAGGGAGTTGACGTAGCCGGAGGTGTATTGGTAGCGCGTAAAAACTTGCTGCCTTGGCGCTCCATAAGGGCCGAAAGCCAGAGGCCCTTGGCTCGAATAAGTCGAGCTCATAGAAGCCAACGGGATAATTATTTGTTGATCCTCAAACCAAACCTTCGAGCAATCAGGAAGAGAGCTGAGGTTGAGAGGATCTGAGCCGTATTGGAAGCTCTGGAGAGAAATAATTGGGTTGTTATTAGGGTGCAGGGCAATCATTCCCTGACTTGTAATCCGAACGCGCTGGTTTTCCACCTGCGTTGAGGCGTTTAGATTCTGGTTGAGGTATTCGTCCATAAAAGAGGAGGCGCGCAGGATTGCGTTGGCTAATTCTGCGTCTTGCGCTGCCGCATTGCCTCCAACAACGAGGTTATCGAAGTCAATAGAGGTCGGAGCATTCTTGTATTCAGCAACAGTGAGGTAAGGATTCTCGCTGAACGCGTGCTGAGTTGTTACTCCGGTTGCCATTTAGTCTCCGTCTGTGTTGATCCCTGAATTGTTTTCGTGACCGCAGCGGCCACATTTCTTAAACCAGCTACCAAAACCACACTCATTACAAGTGTAACCGAGGTTTGTATTCAATGTTGCTCCCATAAGAGAAGCCTCAAAGAATCCCTCTGCCTTCATTGCCTTAGCGTCTTGATCACTCACGGTATAAATCCCTGAGCGATTAGGCTTGTAACTTCTGTTGCCGATTGTCGTTTCAGCTACGCGCTTATCTGGCGCGACCATTCTCTTCGCCATACTTGCCTCCTAATTTTAGAGTGAGCCTTTTATCGACTTGCTCAGGTCGTGCCTTATCTCTAGGAGATAAAGAGTTTCAGTTATG